GGACTTTCACCGCTTCTTCGGTTACGCATAACTTAGCGATGTCGCAGTTGTGCCATGATATGAATCAGAAATTCTACGCTTCTCATGGGAGGACTATGAGTTGTGTTGGGATGTCTAAGTATTATGGTAACTGGCATCAGATGATGTTGGATCTGTGTCAATTCACGTACGGATGGGCGTTAGATGAGTCGGATTATGACTCTTCCTTCTTTCGCCGTCAGCTGTGGGCACAAATGAAAATGAGGTTTCGTTTTCTGGATCAACAATTCCAGACAGTTGATAATTGGAATCGACTGGTGCACTTGTATTTTGATATTATATATACCCTGATGGTTACGCCTCAAGGTGATGTAATAGTGAAGGATACGGGTAACCCTAGTGGGCAAAATTGTACTATAGTGGACAATACCCAAGGGCTTACACGGCTGTTGTATTACGCTTTTATCGTTATTTGGCGAAAGCATTTTAGCTCTGATACTGAGCGTGTCAGGGCAATTCGTAAGCGGTTGGTTGTACTTTCGAGAGAATTTACAGCCGATTCTGAGGTCGAGGAGACCCAGCTTTGTGCTGAGATGGATGCTATCGCTAACCGGGAGTGTTCTCCGGTTAACTTTGCTAAGCACGTATGTGCGAAGCTCTGTGGTGACGATAATACGTTTACCGTTGAAGACTCATGGTTGAGTTGGTTCAACGGAAAGGCGATCGCGGAGGTTTGGACTTCAATTGGTATCACTACTAAAAGTGATGATTGGAATCCGCGTAAGGCTATTGAATTGGATTTTCTTAGCCACAACACTGTATATTTTCCTGAATTTGGGCGGTATTTACCGGTTCCTGAGTTCGAGAAGACAATGGACTCTTTGTTGTTTGCATCCACGAGTAGAGATATTCGTTGGTCGCTTTTACGCGCTTTTGCGTTGCGTATGGAATCATGGCCTAATGTCAAATCACGTGAGTTGATTTGGGACTTTATTTCCTATGTTTGGAAGAACCATGCAGATGAGCTGCGTGGTTCGGTCGTGATTCCTTCGGGTGGTACGATTGCATACGAACACATTTTGAATGTGTATATGTCTGATAAGGAATTGGGCATTTTATATTGCGGGTTGGAAACTTCCTGTGATCCAGCAGTGTATGCAATGCTGGCGGAGTATCTTCCGGAGGAGTGAGATACCACTCTTTAAAAAGAAATGAAGCGTACCGCTCGTTATGATACGTTAATGTCTCGACTTGCCGCCAATATTGGTATGGAGCCGACTTCGCTTGATTCTGTCAAGGCGAATCTCGACCCCTTCCATGATAGTGAGCTGGACCCTATGGGTTGGCCAGATCTCACTACGTCGCCGTCTGTTATGCAGTGTCTTAAGCAGACGGTAACTATTGGAGCGCCTTCCGGTATAACCGGTACAGCGCTTTGGGATTGTCATATTTGGAATTCACCGTATCTTAATGATACGTTGTATCCTATATCGCTTCCTGGCAACGGCAGTACGAAACTGACGTTTTCAAAGAACTCGTTTAACCCGGCGTTTAATAATAACGTCGCGCAGGCGAGTGATAATTCGTCGTTGGGGCAGGCTGTGTATGGTATTAACATACAGTCGATGCCGGCAGGTTCTAACAACTCGCCGTTCACGACGCCGATATCATCGACGAATACGATGCAACATATGACGGTTGATCCCCGTCTTAATCGCGGAGCGGCGCGAGTGTTTGCATCAGGAATTGAGGTGCATAATACCACATCTGCACTCAATAAGCAGGGTTCAGTCCTTGTGTACCGACAACCATTGGATGACAATGCGTTTAAGTCGGCCATAAACCTTTCTAACCCTAACGCAATGGTCGTTAGTGGCGGAGGTGGTGGTACTGTATTTTTACAGACGGTGTCAGCAATTGATACGTTGTTTACACCTGTACCGCCGGTTTCTGTCTCTGCTGCGCTTACTCTTAAGGGTTCGCGCCAGTGGGAGGCGGGTGATGGGAG